AACTCTTAACGCATAATTTCCTGGTGTAACAATAACACTAGACTGTGCATTTAAATCTCTGAAGAATTCAAATGCATCTGGGTCGTAATCAAGTGTATCTAGGTCGTTGTATGTGTATATATTATTGATAATATTTCTAACTACATTTTGTCTTGTCACTTGTGCAGGTGGATTAATCCAAATAGGAATTTGAAATATCATCGTTGCGATATCAATTTGGTCTTCAATTCCAGCAGGTATACCTCTGCTTGTCCATTGTAAGTCAGTCATTTCTACAACTGTGATAGTTGTCCAGTCTACTGGATTATCATTGTGTTGTATTTCTAATGCTGGATTAAATAATACTAATATTTGTTCAAGTAGTTGCAATTTTTGGTCGGTATTAGAAGTCCAAATATCAACTTGCATATTCAGTAAGTAAGGAACGGGCATTAATCTTTTTACACTATACTTTTGTCCAGGTTCACTAGTATAAGAATTTGAATTAGAATCAAATTTTCTTTCGTTAACACTTACAGCATCATTGAAAAATGGCTCTTGTAGTCTTTGTCTATCTGGTTGTAGACTTTGCACATGAGCCGCAATAAATGGCGCAGATTGTACTACGTTCTCAGAGTTTCCTTTGAGAATAGTTGCCGCCATACGAGATACATCTCCGTATCTGGATGGTACTCTGATATAATAATCAGTTGTCCCATCATTCATTTTCTTTCCAGTTTTAACTGTAAAGCCACTAAACATTCTAATAAATTGTAGAATGTATCTTCGAACTTGATTGTCATAGAAATGATTTTGTGCCATATTAGTCTACCTTTGGTCTCACTGCTTTTGACAGATTGACTTTTGATGTAATAGTAGTTCCGTCATCTAATTTAACTGTTCCACTATTGTTAATAAATTGATTATGTAATGCGTGACCTACTTCCCACGCTCCGTCGTCATCGTTGATTCTGAACCACTTACTATCTCTATATTGAAATAACCTTGATGGTGTATAATCTGTTCTTAAGAAGTACGAGTCGGTTGCTGGAGAATCTGGAAATTCTTTTCCATATGCCACTGTGGCATAATCCACATCATCTGGATGATTGGCTTGAGTTGCATACTGTAGATTATTTGTTCTATAGTCCCAGTATTTTCCAGGGACATTATCGGCTGCTTCTTGTACAACAGCATCAGTGATTTGAAGTTCTTTGTTGTATGTTGACAAAATGTTTTTCAAGTCATCTGCTTCTTCGCCAGTTCCAAGAATATCTGAATACTCTTGTGTATCTTGTAGTTGTTTACAACGAACACGCCAAATATGTGGCCACCAACCAGCATCAAAACCACCTGCGTCTTTTGTTGCTTCTTGTACAACCCAATATTGATTGACTGCATCTGGGTCTTCGCCATCGTTTCCTTCTAGCATCATATCTTCACGCATATGAGGTAATTCGATTACATCACCAGTCATAATTTTACGACCTAGTTGATTAACCATCTCATTCAAATGAAGAGTAAACACTTGTTGGTCATTACCTAGGAACATACCGAACTGTGATAATTCAAAGTCTTGGTCAGATACAGTATATACACCTCTAAGGTCATACACGTCTGGGTCATACTTTCTATCACGGTTTTCTAAGAATAACAAATCTTGTATCGCCGGATTTGCAGGGTCATAGTCTGCGGCAGTCTTATCTTGTGAGCCAACATACTTATGAATTAGAAGAGATGTTCCACCGTGGTCAAAGTGTGCTTTGACTGTTTTGTCAACAAATTTATAATCGTTACCCTTTTTAGGATTCCATAGGCTAAGTCTTGCCATAACTATTTTTCTCCATAATTTGACTTCTTACTGTATTTATCATATAATATAGTAATATAATTTTAAAATTATAAATAAAGTTTTAGGAAGGTACATAAATGCAAAATCAAGGATACTTATCAGTAAAAGAGTTAATTTCTCCTTTTACTGTTAAACAGTTTAAAATGTGGGCAATGAACCCAGACAATATACATCGTGGAAACGCTGTAAATGGGGAATACTACGGGAAACATCGCAAAGGTAGAGAATACAATGTCTGGTGGACTAGAGTGCCACCAAGAGAGATGTGGCAGCCTATCGTAGATAACTTAAGTAGATACATTGATACTTTCTTTCAAGGAAAAGAATGGGATATTCATGTAGTAGATTGTATTACAACAAGACCAGCGAGTTCAAAGATTAGGGCACATATTGACACACCTTATAGATTTGAAGAGTATGCTCGTATATCAAATGATGAAGTGTTTGGCGTACAATGTATAATACCATTAGATAAGTTTACACTTGAAAACGGAGCAACTTGTGTTCTTCCCGGTTCACACCATGAAATGTATTATTATAAAGATATTGAAGAGAACCAAAGTGACTATGATGAGATGTTAGTTAATGATGGCTTTCAATTTGTTTCAAACCCCGGCGATGCACTGATGTATAATGCAAGAACTTTACACAGTACGATGCCAAATAAGAGTGAGAATTTTAGGAGTGCTTTACTGATAAATGCACTTGATGTCGATATCTTAAAAAGAATTAGAGAACTAGACCAGAACACTAAAACAGCCCGTAAATTAAAAAAATGACGAAAAACTTGACAAAACTAAGCATCTGCTGTATAGTATTCTTAAATGTTGATATATAAAAGTAAAAGATGAGGGCAATGTGGCTATAAAAACAATGAGAAAAAAGAATAAAAAAGCGAATATGTATTCTGACGAATCATTTATCGGTTTAGAGCCTGATTGGAAAGGTTCAGAAAAATGGACTGCTGAAGAATACTACAGAGAACGTGCTAGAACTCCATATTGGTATAGTTACTATTATAAATCAAAAGATTTTATTCCTTGGGTAGTTGACTGGATGAAAGCCAATGACTATACGAAAGACGATATCAAGTCATATAAGGCAGCCGAAGACTGGAGAACTAAGAGTACTCTTGCAGGATATGTAAGAGCATTGTCAAAGGGTATGCCAGAAAACCACAAAGGTATCTCAGAGTATTTTGAAACTATGCCAGGTATCTCAGCGACAACTATGCAAGATGCTTCTGTTTCTGTTAGAAAAGAACTAGAGGTTATTATATCAGAGGGTAGCAAAATTAAGGCGGAGAAAAAAGAAGAGCAAGAAATTGTTTCTACTAAGTATAAGCCTACAATTCAACAACTTTTATTCAATAAATCTTTAGAGATGTCTTATGAAATAGATGATTTTGTTGAACAGTTTGACGGTTCAGCATCAATGTTAACAGAATTCGACCCACAGAGAATGCTATTGATTGTTGGTGCAAAACCAAATCACGCTAAGATGATTTCATCTTTATACAAACCTCAGTTTGATGATTTTTCAGAACTAGTAAATCCGCCTAATACTAAAAAAATGGATGAACGTGAAAAAGATTTACACGAACAACTTAAAGAAGGATATTCTCATCTATCTAAAGATGCTATAAAGAACCAATTTAAGATGTACAAGACTATTATGGATGCGTGTGACAACATTGTATTAAAAGGTAAAGTGACAAGAAAGCCTCGTAAGAAAAAGATAGTAAGTGCTGAAAAACAAGTGAAGAACTTCAAGTATCTTGACCATCATCCAGAGACAAAATCAATTAGTGTCAATCCAGCAGACTTAGTAGGGGCAAACGCCGCTATCGTGTATAACTCTAAGACACGAAAATTAGGAATTTACCACGCTCAGAATATCGACCCTATGGGACTAAAGAGAGATGGTTCAGGATTAAGTGTCAAAGGTACTACTATTCAAGGATTTGATGAGAAAACAAGCGTATGTAAGACACTTAGAAAGCCAATTGAACAGTTAGCCAAGTTTAAGAAGATAGCAAAGCGTTCATTAAATAAAGAATTTACTGCTATTAACAGTGTCGAAGTTAAAATGAACGGCAGATTCAATGACCATAGTTTGATTATCAAAGTTTTTTGATAAATACTGTTATAAGTGTTTCACTATAACATATTTGAGGGTCAACAATGGCAAAACAACGCAATAAAATAAAAAACGATGTAATTAAACAGATTAGACTATTGCTTGGCGACGGAATGGTCGACATTGAATTGGACCCAGAACACTATGACCTTGCAATTGATATTGCTTTAGATAAGATAAGACAGCGTTCAGAGAATGCAGTAGAAGAAGACTTCTATACTATTGAACTTAAGAAAGATGTAGACGAATATTCTCTACCTGCAGAAATAACAGAAGTAAAGAAAATTCATCATCGTTCATTCGGACACGGTTTATCTGCTGGTGTTGATATGGACCCATTTGAATTGGCATATGCAAACTCATACTTCTTTATGAACAATCATGTTGGTGGTATTTCAACATATGAATTATTCTCTCAGTACCGTGAAACTCTGAACAGGGTTGCGGCAACTGATATACAGTTTATTTGGAATCCAAATACTCATAAGATTAAACTTTTAAGAAAACTGAGAGCCGATGAAATAGTTCTTCTTCACGTTTACTTAGAAAGACCGGATGACCAATTACTAGTAGACCCTTATTTGAAATCTTGGATGAGAGATTACTCATTAGCATACTGTAAGAAGATGATTGGCGAGGCTCGTTCTAAATTCTCTTCACTTCCCGGCGCACAAGGTGGAGTTACTTTAAATGGTGAAACTTTAAAGGCAGACGCCGCGGCAGATATAGAAAAGTTAGAAACTGAATTGAAACTATATATCGATGGTTCAGCACCGCTAGGTGTTATGATTGGCTAATTGTGGCTTTTCATCCACTCAACACTAAAAGTCCTTGCGTGAGCATATGCAAGTATAACGAGAAAAACTTCTGTATCGGATGCAAACGTCATATGAATGAAATATTCGATTGGCTCGATTATACTGACGATATGAAAGACGCTATTCTAAAAGATTTAAAAACCCGAGACATAACCTCAGAAAACGGTTGACAACCAGACATTTTTTGTGATATAATAAAGTATTACAAAATGACAATGAGAAACAATCAAATGATAATCGGTATCACAGGACTAATCAGTTCAGGTAAAGGCACAGTCGCCGATGTTCTAGTTGAAGAACATAATTACATTAAGTTAAGTTTTGCAGAT